CTCCCAAACCCGGTAATAGCAGTCGTAATCAAGGCAATAAAAGTCGTTTCACTCTTCAACTCCTCAGGTTTCAACCCTACCACCCTTGATAGTCGTACCAATAAAGGTATGACTCTCTAGATAGCGGCAGGTCGATTCCCAACCTCTCAGCTAGAGCCTCCCAAACCCGGTAATATGATTCAGAATGGCAATACTCCCTCGCCATACTGTCCAAATAGGACACAAGATTCTCTTCACTAACATAATGGGCTTTAGCTACATGCTTTCCAACGTACATCGGAATCGGCCCACAATCCCTGAACTCCCTCCCTACGAACTCCAGGGTATCAGTGACCGACTTGATGCGAACGCCGAACTCAGCATATAAGTCCATTATGTTAGCGGGAATCTGTTCCTCTGTCGAAAGTGTGTCATCACCGACACATTTCGGCAAAGGATAATACGGCAAGTTATTCTTCCTACAAACCGCCAAATGCACAAAACATTGCGCATGGGAGTTCGTAGAAATGGTATTGACACATCCCGATTTCATTATACCGGGATAGAGCTGCTCAAACTCAGAGCCATCAGACAGAACCAAGATGGGCTGTTCAAACATCTGATGGTACAACACCTTGGCTTTGCGGAGCCAACTACCTACGTCTCCTCGCCTACACATCCGCCTCCTGAATTCTAAATCAACGAGAAAGACCCACCACGGCGCGGTCCAATCCCAGGCTGTTTTATCCATGCCACAGGTTTGACGACTAGTCTTCCACTGATTTAAATAGAGCTTCCACATTCCTCCAGAGAGATTCAATCCCTGCTGGCTAGGCAAGTAGTAAGCTTTATCTATCTCAATGTCATTCATATATGAAAACAACATATGCCAAGCAACCTGCACATTAAGAGGGGAAGCCAAAATTAACCTCCATCTCCCATCTTCAGCTTTCGACTTCTTATGGGGTTCCTGTTTAATGAAAACTCTCAATTTTAATCGAAAGTCCTCATCAAACACCTGTTGCACTTCATGCCACAATCTTCTCAACTGAAAATCATCGCACTGTACACCATCCCATCTCAGCCAATCACCGATGGTAGGAGCCTCTTTCATGTAAGGTATGCCTGGACTAGATGTCATCTCCAAATGTCTAACCGCTTCTACGAAAGCCTCCCAGCTCCACCAGCTTCCTGGGAGCCGCCAAGCTGCTTCCGTATATTCTTTCTCCATGACATATAGAATCCAAGAAATTGTCTCATTGTCCGGGGTGGTCGCGTCCATCACAGTATTTCGGTAAAACCGGTGAGCGTGAATCTGAAGACTCCTTAACTCGTCGGGTTGCCGGATTTCACCCGGCCACTCGTAGTTGGACCTTCCATCCACATACCCAGCGATTTCCGGAATTTCATCTTTGAGTCCTTGGAAAGCTTCTGATACTCTTTCATTAAGCTTTGGTGGCTTAATGGAAGCGAATCCTGAGGACTTTCCAAGATACCTGAACCCCCAGACTTCAGGCTTCTTGATTCCCCCGACACTGGTGCCGATTCGAACTCAACATCCTTAAAGTCCTGGAAGTCCCGACCTCTACGTTTCAATTCCGTCTTATTCATCCAGTCATTACCGAAAACATCATACATGGTATCCGTCGAATGGTACTCATACCGGCCGTTAATCCGCACGATCACTTCACTGGGATCAGTATGAGAAGTGGACCAATATATCCCTTTCCCTTTACTAAACTCCCTCATCAAATGATCGGCGGTATCTTCGTCTCGGCGCCTCAAATGTATACGGAGCAAACACCAAATGAAACTGGCAGAGAAACCGCCATTCACTTGGCCTCCGCACTGATGCATACCATAGCAATATGAACCCGAACTATACGCAGATCCACTATAACCAGGCAGAGTAGTACCTTCATAGATGACCCGACCAAAACAGGAGTTGTCATCTTTCAATGCCCCAGTGGTTCCTTTTCCCAAAGGACCAACCACCTGCGCATAAATCGACGACTCAAACACCCCTATCTTGACTTCAGACACACCTAGGTTAGCAAACTCAGCATCAGTCAACAAGATGGCAACCAAGTCCGTAGCCAATGGAATCCGTTCTTTCCCATCTAACGGAACACGACCCTGGCGTCCTTTTGCTATTAAATTGGACGCCCCGAGGACATGATCCGGACCAACCAAATAATTGGAAGCAAACCTCAACGCAGCGCCCGTCACGACGAATTTTGATCCATCGTAACAACCAATCTGACATTGACCTTTATAAGCGGTCATGTCAGACTCCTCTGAGCCCGCGCGTTTCGATTCCAATATTTTGGCTGTTGATCCCACAGCCATGACCACTTTCATCTCTGGTCTAAACATATCCCGGAACTTAGCCACTTTCGCGTCTATATCTCGCTTATGCTTGCCAATCAAATGCGTGGCCACGGCTGTGGTCACTATTAATCCGCCAACCTTAACGGAACTAGGAAGGCTGTCAAAACACTCTTTGGCAACCTTAGCCCCGTCAAGTGAGGCGTGCATAAGGCTGGAAACTCCTCTCCTTAGCCCGCTCCACAAAACCCCTGCTGCGCTACGTTTAGCCTCTACCGTCAATCTTACGGCACCTTCAACTAAAGGTGCCTCTGGAATCGGCGGTAATTCAGCCAAACTCACAAGCGGCTGAGACGGTCTTATCATCTCAGCCAACTCTCTACGCAACGACGTCATTATTGCTGACGAATAGTCGCTACAAAATTCAAATACCATTTTCGAATAATATTATTTTGCGTTAATGTTTCAATAAAATATTACAATAACAATACTACCAAATACACAACACAAATAAATCACTCTAGAAAAT